TCAAATGTATGGAGATATGATTCCAAGTATTGAAGGAATGGCAGAGCATTTAGGCTTGAGCAGAGACACTTTATATGATTGGTCAAAGCAAAAAGATAAGGGGTTTTCCTACATATTAGGCAGATGTATGCAAGTCCAAGCTAAAACCCTTGTAAACAATGGACTCAACAACACATTTAATTCAGCAATAACTAAGCTTGTATTAGGTAAGCATGGCTATCACGATAAGATGGAGCAAGACATAACATCTAGTGATGAATCTATGAAGCCAACAGTTATACAATTAGTTAGCAAGAATGAGCCAAGTAGCTGAAGTACAATTACCTGATAAATTAATCCCTGTTTTTGAAGGCACAGCTCGAATACGTGGTGCTTATGGAGGACGTGGTTCAGGCAAGACAAGAAGCTTTGCATTAATGACCGCAGTCTTTGGTTATCGTTGGGGCATGTCAGGTGTTAGAGGAACAATACTTTGTGGACGTGAGTTTATGAACTCGCTTGGTGAATCTTCTATGGCTGAGATTAAGTCTGCTATTCTTAGTGTAGATTGGTTAGCTGATTATTATGAAATAGGTGAAAAATTTATTAGGTCTAAGGATGGCAATATAACTTACACTTTTGCAGGACTTAGACGTTCACTTGATAGTATTAAATCACAATCACGAATACTTATAGCTTGGGTTGATGAAGCTGAATCAGTAAGTGGCAGAGCATGGGATTTGTTAATGCCAACAGTACGTGAAGAAGATAAAAGTGTAGGCTTTAATTCTGAAGTATGGATAACATGGAATCCTGAGTCTAAGTACAGCGCAACACATGAAAGATTTAGAGAAAAATTTCCTGATAATTCTAAGATTGTTGCTTTGCAATGGCAAGACAATGGTTGGTTTCCTGATGTATTAAATGAACAAAGACTAGAAGATAAAGAAAAACGTCCTGAGTCATACGAACACATATGGGAAGGTGGCTTTTTAGTATTTAGTGAAGGTGCATACTATTCTGCTGAATTACGCAGAGCCAAAGATGAAGACAGAATTACAAAGGTTAGATATGACAGAGCTAAAGGTGTAATAACTGCATGGGATTTAGGAATAGGTGACAGCACATCAATAGTTTTTGCACAGTTTGTAGGAGCTGAGATACACATTATAGATTTCTATGAAGCTAGTGGTGTAGGACTAGAGCATTACGTTAGAGTGTTGCAAAACAAAGGCTATGTCTATGACCAACACGTATTGCCTCATGATGTTAGAGTTAGAGAATTAGGTTCAGGTAAGTCACGTATTGAAATGCTTGAAGACTTAGGAATACATAACATAGAGATAGCACCATCATTGCTAATTGACGATGGCATACAACAAGTCAGAACAATGCTAGACAAATGCTATTTTGATGAGGTATCATGTGAGAAACTGATTGACTCATTACTTGCTTACAGTAGAGACTGGGATGACAATGGCAAGACATGGAGGATGAGACCAAGACACGATTGGAGTTCACACGCTTGTGATGCTATGAGATATATGGCTATAGGATACAAACCATTTAACGAGAACTGGGATAAACCAATGAGACGTAATATAAAAGGTATAGTGTAATGGCAGGTTTATTAGATGATGATGACAAAAGTTTAGTTGGTCAATTGTATGATGGTTTAATAGGTGGTTTTAATCAAGCTGATAATTATTTAAATACTAAAATTGATGCAGTAGCAAGTGAGCTTAAAATAGACCAAGGTGGTGCGGCATACGTTAAAAATCTTATTGATGGCTCTGTACAAGGATTACAAAATATTGGTGTACCTAAATCAGTTTTTGAGTTAGAACCTGCTACAACTAAATCAAACTTTGCAAAGTCATCAGATAGATTTATACAAAACATACCTGCACAAGCACCTGAAGTTGCTAAAGGGTTAGTTGATTTACTTGCTTCCCCAATTGACAATGCAAATGTAATATTAGATTTTATTGAAGGTGGAGTTAATGCCGCTATACCTGATAACAGTTTATTACAAAAAGCATTAGATTGGACAGATAGTGTTATAGGATATGACAACAAACCAAACCAAGCTAACTTTGTTGAATTAGCTACAGCATTTAAAGAAAAAGCTAGTACAGCACAAGGTAGACGTGAGATAACACAAGAACATCCTATTGATTGGATACTTGCTTCTGCCGCATTAAGAGCAGGTTACAATAAATTACCTGATGTCTCTCCTGAATTAAAACAAAAAATAAAAAATGATTTTGTAGAAGGAGTTGACCCTGAAAACATTATTAACAATGTCACAAGTATTTTAACTCCTAGCCAAAAAGGAATTTTAGGAGACACAAAATTTGAAATATTTGCAGGTCAAAAAGCGGCTGTTAATTTAAACAGAGCAGATGATTTAGCAAAAGCTAAACAATTAGAAAGCGAAGGTGTTGATGCTAACACAATATGGAAAGAAACAGGATTTGGTAAAGCTCAAGATGGTGAATGGAGATTTGAGATTGATGATTCAAGAGCAAGTTTAAAAGATATATCTGACCAACCTATGGATTCTAATTTAATAATAACAGGTGACGATTATTTAAATCATGCAGGTTTATTAAATGCATTGCCTGAACTAACAGATTTAGATGTTAAGCCATATAAATTTAATTTAGAGGGTGGTGCATTTGGTTATTTTGCTAAGGATGGTGGTAACCCTGAAGTAGGTTTTAACCCAATGGCTTCAAAATCATTAGAGGAATATAGTGCAAGTCCTGAAGCTAAAAAACGTTTTAAACTTGGTAAAACATTACACGAATTTCAACATGCTGTACAAAATATAGAAGGTCATGCAGGTGGTAGTTCTCCTAGAGCAGAACAATCACGAATTCTCCAAGCTGATGGAGCTGTTCAACAAGCACGTGATGAAATTGATAATATTAAAAAAAGACTTGAAGAAGATACATCACTCACAAAAGATGAAAAGATAGCATTATTTAATCAACAAAAACTTTTTGAAGAAGACATTGTAAACATTGAAAGATATGCCGCTACACAAGGTGATGATAACTATAGAAATAAAGTATTAGGTGAGTTAGAAGCATTTGAGACCCAAAAACGTGTTGGTATGTCAGCAGAAGAAAGAGAAAATCTTATGCCAAGTTATTTGTCAGCTAACGATGTTTTGTTGAGAGGCGATAATTTTTCAGAAGGAATAGACGATGGTTTATTAAGTGCATCTGTATCTGCACCATTAATGAAATCAAGCGATTTTAAGAGGCGTAAAGATGGTACATATATTGGCTTTTCTAAATCAGTAAACACACCACAAAAACTAAACAAACTTATTAATCAAATAGATAGAATGGCTACTGAAGGCGCTGATGCAAGAATGTGGTATGAAGATTCATCTAACCAAATACTAAACCTTGTAAATGGTGATAAAACAGAAGCAGAAAAACTTGCACAAATAATTGCAATTACTAGTCAAGGAGCATCAGTTGCAACAAACACATCTTTTGCATTTAAAGCTTATTCACAACACAAAGCAGGAATGCCTATAGAAGCAGGTAGATTTCCTGCGGCACAAAGTAAAAAAATAGTTGACGTGTTAAATGGCATACCTTGGGAAGGTAGAAAAACAAACTCATTTTACGAAAATTTAATGATTGAGATTGACCCAACTAAAGTTACAGCTAATACAACAACACAAGATTTATGGATGGCAAGAGCTTTTGGCTTAGACTCTGAAGTTCCCGGTAGTGGTCAATACGAAGTAATGGAAAAGATTACACAGTCTATAGCTACTAAGAATGGTTGGAGACCACATCAAGCACAAGCATCTGTATGGGTTGCAGTTAAAGCACGTAACGATGCTATGAAAAGCTTTATTAATGCTACAGTCAAAGAAAAAGGTTGGGGTAATAATGCCAATGACATTTTTCCTGAAAATCAAAAGAAATTCGATAAGTTTTATCAAACAACTGTTTACGATAGTGAATACAATTTAGATGAGTTTTTAAAAGCATCTTATAGTTTTGCTGATGGCATTAAAGATAATCTTGGTTACATTAATTTAGAAGCTGTACCGGGAACAACTACTAATCTATTGACAGGCATTAAGAATGCAAAACCTGAAGAAGTAGCGGCATATACAAAAGATATGTACAGCATATTCTTAGATGAAAACGGAATTGATTCATTAGCAAAAGAAATAGGTATTGTATCTCCCGGAAACTTTTTAGGCTTTGGTGGTTGGAAAGGTGACATTAATCCAAATGTGCAAGTACAAGGCATTTTGTCAGGTACACAAGCAAGTGGCATAAATAAAGCAGATGTAGAATTAGTTGAAACGTATGCCGCAGTAGTAGGAACAGTATTTAAACAAGATGGTGTATCTTATCGAAGAGCTTTTGCAGATAAAAAAGTAGGCAATCAAAACGCTGTAGATTTAGATATAGGAAGACAACTTACAAAAGAAGAAAATGAAAGATTGTATGCTGAATTAACTAAACAAATAGGCAACGATTTTATATCGCCGACATCAAGTTCGACAGGTGCAGATATAATTAACTACACTCTATTTGATGATAGTGTGCCTACAATAACAAATGCTGACTTTAAAAAACTGGTAAAACAGGCTATAATAGATGCAGACTTAGGTGAAGTAGAATTAGGTTACTATAGGTCTGAAGGCAACTTGTTAACTAACGATTGGAAGGAGAATCCGAATGGCGAGTCATATAAAAACAGAGAAAACATTACCGGCAAATCACAAGAAGTTTACGGGAGAATGGTCAATAAATACGGAAAAGAAGCCAACAAAATCAACGAAAGATACGCAAAAGAATATGGTTGGTAACCAAGAAACAAACCCAAAATTTGGTTTGTTACAATGATATACTACTGCTAAATTAAACAGGAGAAGTTATGCCAAACAGGGATGGTAGTTTAACATTTGAAGAATTATTACAATTATTTGGAGGTGGCGGTTCTTCTTTAGGTGATGGTTTAATGCAAGGTATAACACCTGCAACACAACAACCTGTACCACAAGGAGTTATGGGTTCAGGCACAGATGATTTAAATCCTGTTAATATGACATCAATGGTAGGAACACACAACGCTAGTGGCACAGACCATTTAATGATGGCAGGAGGAGACAATATTGGTTTTGGTGGAAATGGCATAAGCGATGTGCAAAATGCAGTAAATACACAGTTTGATGCTAACAATACTAACTTTGCAGGAACGGGTGAGCCTAACATGGATGCTGTAGCTCCAACCTTAACACAAGAACAAATGGATTTATACAATCAAATGCCTGACCATTTAAAACAAGCATTTATACAAGGTATTGCTGATGGGTCATATTCACCATACGCAATGGAACAGCAAATGGGATACTAATATGGCATTATCTAATTACACAGGACTTAAAGCTTCTATAGCTGACTTCCTAAACAGAGATGACCTTACAGCAGTAATACCTGACTTTATTACATTGGCTGAGGCACAAATAA